AATGTTTTGATGGTGCTTTTGATTTAAAGAATCATCCACAAAATAGAGCACCAGACGTAAGAGATAATCCAGCAATTAAAAACCCAAGACCTGATACTGGAGGTAGAAATTTAGAATGGCAACAAGCAAGTTTTGATTGGGATGACAGCACAGTAAGGTTCTGGGCTAATGTATAGGAGCATTAAATGAGTACACTAACAGGTAAACAAATATCGCAGACTTACAACCAATTAATTAAAGTAGCTGTAAGTGCTAATACTGGTTTAACAAATGATTTACAACAACTTCAATCAGGTGATGGTACTAATGCTGCACTACAAATATCTACTGCTGCAGTTAAAGCTACAGGAACTTTTGGTGTAGATGGTAATGCATCTGTTGGAGGTGATCTACAAGTTGCTAATAAAGTTTGTGCTTCTGCATATTTTGGAAGTGGAGCTAACTTAACAGGTATAACATTTACTGGTGATGTTTCAGTATCTAGTTTAATAGTTACAAACAATGCTACTATAGGTGGTAATGTTACTGTTGGTGGTAACATAATGGTATCTGGTGGAGAGATACAAATTAAAAATGGTGGTACACAATCTAATGTAAGATTTTATTGTGAATCAAACAATGCTCATTATGCTAAATTACAAGCTCCTCCACATTCTTCTTTTAATGGTAATATAACAATAACATTACCAGTAAGTACTGCAACATTAGTAGGTACATCTACTACTGACACATTAACAAATAAAACATTTGGTGATAAGGTTGATTTTGATGATGATGTTTGTGTTAGTGGAAATGCTTTTATAGGAGGAACAGCAAGAATAGTAGGAGCTACTTCATTAGAAGGAGCAGTAGTATTAAAAAGTACAGTTACAGCTACTGGTTCTGTTATTCTAAAATCTGCTGTAAGTATGGGAAGTACACTTAAAGTTGCTGGAATAGCAACCTTTTCAGAAAGAGTTTGTGCTTCAGCTTTCTATGGTGATGGTACTAATATTACAGGCATTCCAATTTCAGGTAATATATCTGTAGCAAATGCTATAGTAGGTGGAACATTAAGAGTATCAGGTGCTGTAAGTTTAGCTAGTACACTTCAAGTTGTAGGAGCTTCACATTTACAAAGTACAGTTTCTATTAATTCTACTTTAAAAGTAGGTGGTACTACTACTATAACAGGTAATACAGGTTTCTTAGGTACTGTTAGAGTATCTGGAGCTACATCTATTGAAGGAGCAGCATTCCTTAAAAGCACTCTTACAGTTGTAGGAGCTACACATTTACAAAGTACTTTATCAGTAACAGGTAATGCAACCTTTGCTGAAAAAGTATGTGCTTCAGCTTTCTTTGGAGATGGTGCTAATCTTACAAATGTACCTGCAGTTATAACAGGAAATATATCTGTTAATAATGCAACTATAGGTGGTACTTTATTTGTAGGTGGTACAACAACAATAGTAGGAGCTACACATTTACAAAGTACATTAAGTGTTAATGGAGCTGCTAAATTTAATAGCACAGCTTCAATAGAAGGAGCAGCAGTAATTAAAGGTGCTGTAAGTTTAGGAAGTATACTTAACGTATTAGGTTCTACAAATATAACAGGCAATTCAGGTTTCTTAGGAACATTAAGAGTATCAGGTGCTACAAGTTTAGGAAGTACACTTAAAGTATTAGGTACAACAACTATAACAGGCAATTCAGGTTTCTTAGGTACTGTTAGAGTTAGTGGTGCTACATCATTAGCTAGTACATTAGCTGTTGCAGGTAATACATCTCTTGGAGGAACAGTTACTATAACAGGAAATGTTATGGTATCTAGTGGTTTAATTGCTATTAAGAATGGTGGATCACAATCAGAAGTTAGACTATACTGTGAATCTAATAATGCTCACTATGCTGCTCTTCAAGCACCAGCTCACTCTGCATTCTCAGGAAATATAACTTTAACACTACCTGCAGTAACAGATACTATAGCAGGTATTGCAGCAACACAAACATTTACTAATAAAACATTTGGTGATAAAGTAGAATTTAATGATGATGTATGTGTATCAGGTAATACTCAATTAATAGGTACATTAAAAGTTACAGGTGCTACAACTGTTACAGGTAATACAGGTTTCTTAGGTACTGTTAGAGTTTCAGGTCCTACATCTTTAGAAGGTGCTTTAGTAGTTGGTGGTAAGGCTGAATTAAATGGAGATGTATGTGTATCAGGTAACTCTCAATTAGTAGGTACACTTAAAGTTACAGGTGCAACTACAATAACAGGTGCAACAGGTGTGCTTGGAAGTATGAGAGTATCAGGTGCTACAAGCCTAGAAGGTACTTTAAAGGTCCTAGGAGGGGCAGCAGCTGCTGTTTGTGCTACAGCCATTAATGGAGTGACCTCTGTATCTTTAAACTTCGCTACAGCTCAGAACTGGACAACAACAGTTACTGCAGCTCATACATTAGCTAAACCAACTAATTGTGTTACAGGACAAACAGGAAGTATTCTCTTGACACAGAGTGGTGGAAGTGGTACAATGGCTTATAACGCAGACTTCAAGTTTATAGGTGG